GCGTGACCTTCCAATCGGTCTACAAGTCCGTGCGCCGCTTCAAGAAAGCATTCGAGCTGGCTAAGGCTGTCCATCAGTAGAGCCTAGATTTTCGCTTCAAGGCGGTATACCGTGCAAGCCAGTCTCTCTGAAGGGACCGGAGCACACAAAAAAATGCCCCGGCGGACTAGGTCGGGGCGGATGTATCTACAGCGTACAACGAAGAAAGGAAGCGTAATTATGGCAGGTTTTAAGGGTGGCGCAATAGCTTGCGCCCGCGGGGTTATTCTATCTTTCGGCGCGTTTGTCGGGGGTGGCTTGTGACCGATATCCCGCGCCAGTTCAAAGGAGTATGGATTCCGGCTGAGGTCTGGCTTGATCGCGACCTATCAATAACCGAAAAGGTCATGATGGTAGAGATCAGCAGCCTGCAAGACCCGGATCGGGGCTGCTACGCCAGCAATAGTCATTTTGGGAGGTTCTTCAACCTTTCAAACTCTCGCATTTCCGAAATCATCAGTTCTCTCGCAGCGAAAGGGCTTGTCACGATAGAGCTTGTTCGTGATGGGAGGCAGGTTGTGGAGCGAAGAGTTCGCCTTACGGACCTATTCGGAAAATCGAATACCTATTCGGAAAAGGCTTCGAACCCTATTCGACTTCCCGAAGAACCCTATTCGGGAAAGGCGAAGGGAAGTAATACAAAAATCAGTAATACAAGTAAGGGGGAGAAAGGCGAGCGCGCTGAAGCGCAATCCCCCCCGAATGTTGAGTTCGATGGAACGGATTTTGTCGTTAGCGAAGCGTTGTTGGCCAAGTGGTCAAAAGCATTCCCTGGCGTGAACATCGATCTTGAAATCGAACGGGCCTCCGTATGGGCTGCAAGCAACCCGCCGAAGAAGGACTGGCAACGCTTCCTGTCCAACTGGCTTTCCAAGAAGTCCGGCACGGTGGTCGACGAAACGAATGTCCCTGTCGACCAGATCATTGGTCTGTACGGTCAGGTTTGCCCGAACCTTCCGGCCGTGACCGTGGCGAGCGACAAGGTGCTTCGGTCGATGATCGTTGAGCGATGGAATGAATCGCCAACCCACCAAAGCGGGAAAGACTTCTGGCTTCCGTTCTTCCAGAAGGCCAACAACCGCAATCAGGTTTTTTTCCGCGGCTCCAACGTTGCCCCGCGCCTTGAGGCTCTGGTCAGTCGCTCAGTCTTTCGCGAGATCTCGGAGGCAGCGCAATGATGGACCTTCACAGTCTTGAGGCTGAGCACGGCGTTATTGGCGCCATGCTTTGCCAGCCGCACCTGATCGATGTTCTGAGCGATGACCTGTCGCCTGACGCGTTCTCCTGGGAAGACAACGCCGAACTGTATCGACTCATTCTGGAAATGCACGCCGACGGCCATCCAGTTGACATTGTTACCCTGAATGATCGCCGCGCTGAGCTGTCTAGCGGCGTTCGCGTCATGGCCTATGCCGCGCAGATTCAAGCTAACACTCCGAGCGTGGCCAACGCACAGGTCTACGCTCGGATCATTCGTGAGCGCGCTGTTTGCCGTCTGATGGCGGCTGCCGCTTCACGAATCAACGAGGTGGCGCACGAAGAGGTCAGCATCGAGGATAAAATCTCGCAAGCGCAGTCGATCATCCTGGGCCTAGATGCCAGCGGCAGCGATGGTGAGTGCCAGATGATCGGTGACATCTTGGCCGAGCACGTCGAGGTGCTTCAGGAGCGGCACGACAAGTTTGTCGCCGGGGTCACTATCGACGGGCTGGGCTCGGGTATTCCTGATCTGGACGAATACACTCAAGGCTTGAAGCCTGGGCAGATGATCGTCGTTGCCGGGCGGCCAGCCATGGGCAAGACCACGCTCGCTATGAACATCGCCGCTGACGTGGCTATCAACCAGAAAAAGCCGGTACTGGTTATCAGTCTTGAAATGAGCAAAAAGCAGCTGATGGATCGTCTCCTTGCGGCTGTCGGAGGCATTCCGCTTCCATCCCTCAAGACTGGCGAATGCAGCAGCGACTACAGCACCGAGCTTTCGCTGGCGGCCATGAAGCTGCGCGATGCGCCCATAGCCGTTTCTGACGTTCCGGTCATGACTATGCCTCGCGTGCGGTCGATTGCTCGCCGTCAGTCGCACCGCATGGGTGGAGTGGGGCTTGTGGTCATCGACTATCTCGGGCTTGTCGAGGGCGAAGGGAAGGGTCGAACCGAAGATGTCACCGCGATGTCGCGCCAGATCAAGCTTCTCGCTCGCGAGCTGGACTGCCCGGTTATCGTCCTGTCCCAGCTCAATCGGGGCTGCGAAGGTCGACCAGACAAGCGACCGGTGCTGAGCGACCTGCGCGAGTCGGGGGCAATTGAGCAGGATGCCGATATCGTGATGTTCGTGTATCGCGACGAGGTGTATCACCCAAACACCCAAGACAAGGGCATTGGCGAGATCCTGATCCGCAAGAATCGCGACGGCGAGATCGGAATTGTCCCGACCGTTTTCCAGGGTAACCGATCAAGGTTTGTTCCGCTGGCCAACCATTGCCGCGATGACAGCAACGTCGTGAAGGTGAATTTCTGATGAGAGATCGCAGAACGGTTTATCTGCACAAGGGTTATCGGTTGCGCTCTTACACTGAGCTGATGTGGGCTCGGGCGTTGGATGCCGTCGATATTTTCTATCTGTACGAGCCGCACCTTCAGCGCGTCGAAGGTGGCAGCTATCTCCCGGACTTTTACCTGCCAAATATCGGTATCTATCTCGAAGTGAAAGGGAAAGACCCGAGCCAGGAAGAAATCAGGAAAGCGGATGACGTCATGCATCGCACGGGAACGCCGGTGGTTTTCCTGGTTGGCAGGCCCGAGAGCGATGTTAATGGGCTTACCAACTGCGCAATGTTGTCGAAAGGCGCGGCCGGCTGGACGAGCAATATCTGTCCGCACGACCTTGACCAAATTTACAAGGAGCATGCCGGCATAGGCGCATGGCTGAAGCTTCTGGTTTCCGTCCGCCAAGATGACAGCGATTACGTCAGGCAGGTTTCCGATATCGTCGAGGAATACTTGATGGATCTGATGGGGCGGTCGGTCATGGAAACGCACTTGCGAATGACTCACATGCGAGTGAATGAGCAGCGATCTGCGGAGCATCGGGAAATCTCCATGGCGGAGCGCGGCCTGAGGATGTTCGTTGAGCGGCAGGCCGCTAGACGCGCGCTAGAGCATCCGGATGCGTTCAGGGCGATCTCAGCGACCGTTTAATCCCGCGTGGATAAGCAAGCGCGATGGTTGCTCGCAAAGCGGAATAGAACCTGCCTGGCGCGATGTCAGGCAGGATCAACGGGATATAGGGGTGGAAGGGATGAGTGATCACAGTGATTTGAAGAAGAAGGCCGAGGCAGCGCTTGTCGTTCATGACTCTTTCGAAGAGAACGCGAAGGCTGCACACCTTTACGTCTCGGCATCTGAGCCTGAAGTAATCCTTGAGCTGCTCGCCGAGATCGATCGCCTGCGAACTGCCGAAGGCGATGCCATGACCTACAAGGCCGGAATGGAGAACGTTGCCCAGCAGCGCGATCAGCTCAAGGTCGATCTCGAGCAGCTGGCAAAGAAAATTAAGCATAGCGACTACTGGCACGGGACGCGCTTCGAGACTCTTTTCCACTGGGCGCATCGCGAGCTGAACGACTCCCAAAAGAATCAGTATTTCAGCATCGTGGCGAACGGCAGCTCCTACCCAGATGACCCGCCGACCTATGCCCAGCAGATGAATCAGCTGAAGTGGAAGGTTGAGGCTGCCGAGAAAGAGCGCGATCAGCTCAAGGTCGATCTCGAGCGACTGAAGCATGAACATCGGCTGCTGACCGAGCACAACGAATTTCTGGCCAGCTCCGACAGTCGACTCGCCCCTGAGCTGCGCGCCGTGAAAGACGCGCTCGGCCTTGATTTTACGGCCAGCGTTAGCGGTGAGGTGGTTCCGCTCATCGAGCGCCTGCGCAAGCTGCCGACCTGCTGGACTGAGGTTCTGGAGCAGTCCGAGGCGAACGATCAGCTGCTGGATCAGGTCCTGGAGCTGAGCCGGGACGCCGATCGACTGACTTGGCTTGACGAGTCCGCCGAGGTCGAGTCAGTCGGGCCGATGCGGTGCTGTGGGAAACATCTGCCGAGCCTTCGCGAAGCGATCGATGCCGCAATGGCATTGGAGAAATCGCTAACCCAGTGAGTGCAGTGCGCACCATGAGTACCATGCTCACGGTGCGCCTTTCTCAGCCCCTTGCTCGTAATGCGGCAACCTCGGCCTTCTCCACGGCCGACTCCAGATAAAATGCCAGGCACATCTGTAGATGGCCCACTTGCTTGCCCAGCGTCTGACTTTCGTTAATATCGTCGCACGCCTGCCACTGCTGATAGCGCTCACGAAAGTCATGCACCATTTTCAGCGCGAAGGCGTCCAGGGTCACGGTGACTTCGTCGGCTTGAGATTGCGGTTGTCCAGTCGGCATAAAACGGGCTCCCTTCTATCTTGTTGTGAGTACGGTGATACCGGTAATCACCGTGAGTTTTTGGCAATGTACTCGTCGATAAACCGCTTCACTTCCGTCGTCATGTCGGTCTCGTTGCGGCTACACGCCCGCCAGAACTGTTCGTGCTTGTCTGGATCTAGCCGGACATTTAGACGCGCTTCCTTCCTTGCGGACTTGCTGGCCTGGGCCAGGATCTTCGGCGCCCTGTCGGCGACCTTGCTTGGTGCTGTGGTGAGTAGTTTCATGATCAGGCCTCCAGTAGCCTCTTGACCGCTTCGGCGAAGCGCAGCGACTCCAGGCGTATCGCGCTGTCGCCGCTTCTCGTTGGTGTTCTCCCTCTGGCGATGGCTGTCGGGTATCCGATCCGGTCGCACAAGGGCACGCTAAGCACGGGCAGGCCGTAGCCGTTCAGGGCCTCGGAAATGTCCCGGCCGAGCAGCGTGTTCTGGTCCAGGCGGTTGACGTACAGCGCGGCGATGAACTCGGGTCGGTGCGCCAGGTGCGCCTTCATCAGCTCGATGGAGTCGGCGGCCGCCCAAATGTCAAAGATGCTCGGCGCGCACGGCAGCAGCGCCATGTCCAGGTATGGCAGCGCATCCGCAGACAACTCCCCCTTTGTGTCGATCACCGCGTAGTCAAACCCCGATAGGCCCTTCAGGTCTGACAGGCGCTCGGCGGTGAATATCTCAAGCGTGGTCGGCAGATTCGCAATCTCCACCCACCGGCTGACGCTGCCTTGCGGGTCGGTATCGATCAGGGCAACACGGTGTTTCTGAGCCAGCGCCCCGGCCAGGGTGACCGCACTGGTTGACTTGCCGGCCCCGCCCTTCTGCGTCCATAGCCCGATCTTCTTCATGAGTACGGTTCTCATTGTGAGTATTTGACTCACAGAATACATCTGGCTTGCGGATTCCGCTTGCATTGGTTGCAGATTCCGCCTAAAGTCTCTTCAGAGGGACCAGAAAGGGACCAGATCAGGGGTGAAGTTATGTCGTTCAAGCAACTAGCCGTCGAAACAGCTCGCTATCACGGTCGCATGGCCGTCCGCGACCTGAAGTATTTCTGTAATTCCATCTCTGCTCGCAGCAACCGCGCCGAGCGTGACCGCTGGATGCAGCTTGCAAGGTCCGCTGCATGAAGCTGGACACAAACAACACGCAGAGCAACCCGGACTACATCCGGGATCTGATCAAGAAGTCCGGGATGACTCAGAAGGGCGCTGCCGAATCTATCGGCGTGGCCCCACGGACCTTGGCGGACTGGCTCAACGGAAATGCAAAGTGGTCCTACCCGGCGCAGTACGCGCTGGAGTGTTTGGTTAAATACGGGGCGAAGACAAAGTGAACGACAAATCGAATCCGGTTGGCTGGATGGTGGAAATTTCCGGCGCTGACAAGTTCTTCTACAGCGAGAAATCCGCGCTCAATGCTCGCAAGCGGTACGAGCGCGACATGGATGCTGAGTCAGGCCCAGTTCCGTACGCGCTCTACAAAGCCGCGCCGCAACCCGCCGCCCACCTGACCATCCCCGGCGCGCTGGAGTGGGATGGTGATAATGGTACTCACGGTGTTGTTGGTACTCACGGTGCGGACGGTGAGTCGCGTGCGGACGGTGAGTCTGAAGTCGCGCCTTCGGCATACACCGCCGTCGACATGGCCACCGCTGCGGCTGACGGTTTCCGGGATGGGCTGGCTGCCTTTTCCGCCGACGGCAATCGAAACGTGCTCGCTGAGGTGTTTTTCCAGAAGGGCGACGATCCATTCATCTGCGCCGTGCGCGGGCGTGTCTGTGTCGAGCAGCTTGAGGCGGCTCAGCGAGACTTCCGCGAGAACCTGCCGGATGTGCTTGAGCAGGGCGACGGCATCTACACCTTCGACTTCTTCTACGAGAAAGGTCAGTACGACGACTGGGGCCGCTGTGAGATCGCGCCGGGCTGGGGTTTCGACTTTGTCAGCTTCGCCGCATTTGAGGCTGGCGATGAGTCGCCGGTCGAGGTTAAAGCGGCATGCTCCCGCTGCGGCGGCTGGGGCCACATCGAAACCGAAGACAGCGCCCATGATTGCCCTGAGTGCGGGCCGAGCGTGGTCGAGCGGGCTGTCGAGGCTGGGGTGATGAATGCGCCGAAGCCATACGCAGCCATGAGCGAGGCGGAGGCTGACGAATTCCTGTCGTCGTTCGGCGGAGGCAGTGGCAACAAGGCGAAGCGTCGGATCGCGGAAATCGAAAAGGCCAAGCAAAAGACCTGCATCGAATGCGACCAGCCCTACTGCCACGGCGTATGCGTCGAGCGCGGCGATCAGGACTATGACCGGGACCAGGCTGCGAAGGGTGGCGACCAATGAAGGCCCGTATCGAGAAGAAGCTGAGCAAGCGCCTGGTGCAAGCCTATCCATCGAGCTACGGCTGCGCCTGGATTGACGATGAGCCGTCGGAACTTGCCTACGAACAGAACAGCCGGGTACGCCACTGCCCAAGTGTCGGCGGCGAGTACGACTCGTACGCCGGTGACTGCAATGAATCCTACACGGCCTGGGCGTCCTGGCTGATGCATTGGCCTTGGCATGGTCCGTTCGGCGATTACCCCGCTGGACACCAGTTCGAGCACTACCCAAACACAGACGGCTTCAAGCCGACCGCAAGGAATTTGCTGAAGTTGGCCGCCGAGTGCGAGCAGGCTGAGAGGGCGAAGCCATGAGCGACTTCATCTACGACGTGGTGCACTTCGCTCGTGACACTGACGGCGGCCTGATCTGCCGGTGCCCGCACTGCCAGGCTGTGATCGGCATCGAGGGCGAGGAGGGCGACGACGTGCGCGGCGAGCAGTTCCAGTGCCGCTGTGGTGGGTGGTTGGAAATCACATCGCATGCCCGTTACATCAAGTTGCGCGGTGACGACACGCTGCCGGCCAACAAGGGGATTCCTGATGAAGACTGAGTACAAGGACACCATCCTCATCGAGTACCACTCGGCGATCAAAAAGACTCGCCATGTGAAGGTGCTTCGCAAGCAGGTCACCGGCCTATGCACGCCATTCAGCAAGGTGATCCAGAACGCCAAGCGGCGCCCGGTTGTGCAGGCCCGCATCAAGAAGCTGCGCAAATACCAAGCCCGCGCCTGGAAAGGTTACAGCTTCGGAAAGGTGATCAAGCCATGAGAAATATCCAAACCCGCGAGGGATACGACCTGTGGGACAAGGTTCATGAATTGCCACGCTTCAACTTTTGGCGCGGCGGCGAGGATGAAAAAGGCAGCGTTATCCGGGCGCCGGAAAAGCACGGTAACTGGGTAAACTTCAACGACCTTACGGACTTGGCCGACCAGTACCAAGACGAGATCAATAGCCTGCGTGAGCGTCTTGCGCGCCTTGAGCCGAAGGCGGTGCATCCATGATCGGGCTCGCTCTCTGGCTGGCAATCCAGCTCCCACTTGGTCATCTGATCGGCCGGGCCATGCGCCAAAAGCGCAAGTTTGACGAGGTGTTCAGGCATGGCTGAAAAGATCAGCGTCAACTGCCAGGCCAAGCTATCCGAGGCCATCACCGCGCTGAGCTCAATGTTCCGCGACAAGAAGTTCGTCGTCGTGTCGCTTCGCCCGGGCAAGGATCGCACCCTGGATCAAAACGCGCTGTGGTTCGCCTTTTACAAGCGCATTGCCGAAATGACGCAGATCGGCGACCCGGCTGACGCCCGGCGCTACTGCAAATTGCACCACGGCGTGCAGATCCTGCTCAACGATGACCAGGAGTTCCAGAATTCCTGGTACCGGGTCATGCGCCATCTGCCCTACGAGGAAAAGCTTTCCATGATGGGCGATTGCAAGTTGTTCGGGCCGGATGGCTTCCCTGTGACCAGCTTGTTCAATCGCGCCCAGGGCATCGCCTACACCGATCGCATTGTCGCCGAGTTCACAGCGCAAGGCGTGTTCTTCGGTGATCTGCTGAGCGAGGTGGCTGCATGACGATCGAGCGCAAGCAGCCGCGACCGAAAAAGTGCAAAAACCCAGCCTGCAAGACCTCGTTCGTCCCGCAGCGACTCGGGCAAGCCGTCTGCAACTACGCCTGCGGCCTGGCCATCAAGGACGTGAACCAGGAGAAGGCGCGCAAGGCTCTGGCTGATGTAGGGCGCAAGGAGTTGAAAGCCGCCAAGGAGCGCATCAAGCCGAAGGGTCAGTACATGCGTGAGGCGCAGGCCGCTTTCAATGCCTGGGTGCGCGCCAGGGATGCAGGCCTTCCATGCATATCGTGCGGAACAACGGCGGATATCCAGTATGCAGCCGGGCATTTCAGATCTGCCGGAGGGCACCCAGAGCTTAGGTTTGACCCTCTCAATGTCCACCTTCAATGCAATCGCAATTGCAACATGGCCAAGTCTGGAAACCTTGGGCCTTACCGGATCGAGCTGATAAAGCGCATCGGGCAGGAAAAGGTCGATTGGCTGGAGGGCCCGCATGAGCCAAAGCGCTACACCATCGAAGACCTGAAGGCCATCAAGGCCCACTACCGGGCGCTGGCCCGCGAACTGAAGAGAGCGACAGCATGAAGAATATCGACAAGATGCGCGAAGAGTTTGAGGCGTGGCATCGGAGTGTTGTTGCTGGCGATCCGCCCCATGAAAAATACAACTCCGGGGATTATCGCAATCAGCACGTTCAGCGGTACTGGCTTGGCTGGAGATCGTCCCGTGAGGCGATGGTGATTGAACTACCTAAGTTCGACGACTACCCGGCCAGCATGGAGCTCGAAATGCAGGAGTCGCTGAGGGGTGTCATCGAGGCCGCCGGCCTGAAGGTGAGGCCATGAACCGCCGCCCATCCATGTTTCAGCAGCCAGCGCCATCGCCCTGGTACGTCACCAAAACCAAATGCACCGAGTGCGGCAAGTCTCGCGCCACGGGCAGTCATGCGAAGTGCAGTCGGGCGCGGCAGATGCGCTTTGCGGGGGAGAACAAGGCATGAGCCTGATCAAGGAGCGGAAAGCCATTGTGTTGGGCGCTCGTTTCAGTCGGCTTGTAGCCATGCACCAAAGCGAAAGCCGAGGCAAAAAAGCATTTTGGTTTTTTATTTGTGATTGCGGCGAGCGTGTAGAGCGAGCGGCGGGCGACGTTCTGTCTGGAAGGACCAAGAGTTGCGGCTGTTTGAGGCGTGAAATGTCGGCCAGCAGGAAGCCAGATGATCTATCAGGGGAACGATATGGCCGCCTGAGACCAGTCCGGCGACTGGATAAGTCTATGGGGAAATCTCGCTGGATATGCCTTTGTGATTGCGGGAAAACTACCGAGGTTGCCGCTTCAGAGCTTCGCAAGGGAAGCACGGTAAGTTGCGGCTGCTACCGCGCAGAGCGGGCGTCTATAGGGAACTCCCTGAATATCCAGGGGCAGACGTTTGGCCGGCTGACCGCAATCGAAAAAACATCTAGCGGATCTTGCGGGGTCACATGGTCTTGCAGGTGTGCGTGCGGGAAGGATCACAAAGCCTTGGCAGCTGACCTATCTGGAGGCCGGGTGATTTCATGCGGATGCGCCGTATTAGACAAGCCAGGGCTTATAAATTCAGCATTGAATAGCAGGAAGTTGGCGTCTAATCATTCTCGTCGGGCAAAGGCTCGCGGGGCTGGCGGAAGTTTCACGGCTCTTCAGGTTTCCGACCTTTTTAAAAAGCAGAGGGGTCGATGCGCCTGCTGCAAGAAGAGAGTAAGAAAATATCACCGAGATCATCGCCTGGCTCTAGCCAATGGCGGAGACAACAGCATCCGCAATATTGAGCTTTTGTGTTCCTTGTGCAATTTGAAGAAGGGCGCAAAGGACGAAATTATCTGGGCGAATCAAAACGGAAGGCTTCTATGACTGGATTAATTAAGCGCTTCGGAATCAACCCCAGCGGTACAGATTATTGTGTTGGGGACATTCATGGTCATTTTACCCGACTACAGGCCGCGCTTGATGCCATCGGCTTCGATCCTGCCGTTGACCGTCTGTTCAGTGTTGGCGATCTGGTCGACCGCGGGCCTGAATGCCGCGACGTGCTGGCCTGGCTGGATAAGCCGTGGTTCAACGCGGTGCGCGGCAACCATGATGATTACGTCGTGCGCTTCGACACTTGCGACGTGGAAAACTGGATCTACAACGGCGGCTCTTGGTTCGCTGGGCTGAATCGCGACGAGCAGGAAGAGTTTCGCGTCCAGTTCGCCGAGCTGCCGATCGCCATCGAGGTCGAGACTGCCGGCGGGCTGGTTGGCCTGGTGCACGCTGACTGCCCGTTCCCGTCCTGGCATGAGCTCCAGTTCGAACTGGAAGGCGCGACGACACCGAAACGCCTGAAGCTGGTGCAGAACAGCTGCATGTGGTCGCGCTCCAGAATTGAGCAGGGCGACGTGTCGGGAGTGCTGGATATTCGGGCGCTGGTGGTTGGGCATACGCCGCTGAGCGAGATCACCGTCCTCGGCAACGTCTACCACATCGACACCGCCGGGTGGGTGCCGGATCGCGGCCACTTCACGCTGCTGAACCTGGACACCCTGGAGTCGGCCAAAAATAAGTGATGGCATTCTGATTATTACGGTCCCTACAGAGGGACTGTATCGGATATGATAGCGCGCGTAGGCAAACAAACAGGGAGTGACCCATGAAGGCGCACGAATTTCTAGGAAAGGCCCAGGCTCTGATGCTTGAGCGCGGGAAGCATTACGACAAGCCAGAAGGCGAGCGCAGCATGGGAACTGCCGTGAGCGCCTTCAACACTATCACCGGACAATCGCTGACCGAGGCCGAGGGATGGTTGTTGCTCCAGGTGCTGAAAGACGTGCGCCAGTGGCAGAACCCGGATAAGTACCACGCCGACTCCGCTGAAGACTGCGTAGCCTATGCTGCACTCAAGGCTGAAGCCCTGGCGGGTGCCGACCAATGAGGGCGAAGGCGACCGACGATCAATTGCGCGAGGCTCTGGCCACCATGACCGTGGCGCAGACCGCCGATCACTTCGGCATGAACGAGCGCACCGTCTGGTCGCGTAAAGCCAAGCTGACCGGCTTGGAGTCATCGCCGGCACGCCCAGTCGCCCAAGCATCCGCTAAGACCATCGACGCCACCAACTCCAAGACCTTCGTCGTCACCGCCGCGGTAAACGCCACCAAGGCGCACGCCGGGTTCATGAAGACGCTGCAGCTCTACTGCGCACTGCGCGGGGCTCAGCTGATCGTTATCCCGATGCGGTACCGCAACCCGACCAGCCGAAACGAAGACGGCTCGGATGAATGGTGGGATGAGCGCCTTGTCCCGTACCTGACGCATGAGCGCACCCGGATTGCCAAGAGCCTGGTCGTGCTGGCCGACATCAAGATCCAGCCGACCGCGATCAACCCACTGCAAGGCTGGCTGACCGTTAGCGGTACCGACTCGGCGATCCTGGGTCACACCAAGATCGCACTGAAGTCCGTCGCATCCAAGATGGGCAGCCCGGCCAAGCTGGTCATGACCACAGGCGCCTGCACCGTCGAGAACTACAGCGACACCAACGCCGGGGCCAAAGGCCAGTTTCACCACACGCTCGGCGCCTGCGTGGTCGAGGTCAGCGGTGACCATGCGCACACCCGGCAGATCTGCCCGCTCAAGGACGGATCGTTTATCGACCTGGCGACCAAGTACACCAGCAAGGGCATCGAGCCTGCGCCACGGGCCGAAGCGCTGACCATGGGCGACATCCATGCCGAGGTGGCAGAACGACGCGTGCTGAAGGCCACCGCCGAGCTGGCGACCATGCTCAAGCCAAAGACCATTGTTGCGCATGACGTGCTCAACTTCGGATCGGCTAGCCATCACAGCAAATACTTCGAGAAGTTTGAGCGCCAGATGCGCGGAACTTCCAGCGTACTCAAGGAATTGCAGGCCACCGCCAAGGTGCTGGACGAGATCAGCGGCCTGGCCGATCAAGTGGTCATGGTCAACTCGAACCATCACGACCACTTCAAACAGTGGCTGGAGAAGGCCGAGCACGCCAACGACCTGGAAAACGCCCTGGTCTACCACGAAACCAAGACCGTCATGCTCCAGGCGATCCACGACGGCGGCTATATCGACCCGTTCCAGCACTGGATGGCCAAGCTGATGCGCCAAGGCAATCTGCGCTGGCTTAAGCCTGCTGAATCGTTCTCCCGCTTCGGTATCGAGTATTCGTTCCATGGCCACAAGGGGCCGAACGGCGCCAGGGGCTCAACCAAGGGATTCGCCAACATCGGCGCCAAGATCGTCAAGGGCCACAGTCATGGGGCAGAGATCGTCGACGGCGCCCGCTCGGTCGGCACCACGTCCAAGATGAACATGGGCTACAACGCCGACTCGCCATCAGGTTGGACCTGGACGCACGACATTACCTACGCCAACGGCAAGCAGACGCTGATCCACTGCATCGGTGGCTCGTTCTTCCGTAACGATCAGGCGTAGCAACTCATGACGAGTGAAGCAACAACCAAGGGGGAAACATGAACTACATCAACATCGTTACCGCAGTAGTCCGCGCACTATCGAACGACAACATGGGCGGCGGCATGAGCTTCGAGCCCCGCGTCCAAGATACAAAGCTGAAGGGGGAGATCACCGGCAAGGATGATCAGCTTCTGCATGACAGCATGATCCGGGCTCGTCTGCATAACGTGCTAGCTCTGGAGCACTGGGAGATCCTGAAAGCCAAGTTCTCGCCGGACCTGAATCACAAGCGCGAGGCCATCCGCGCCGTGCGAGCCCGTGTGAAGTCGGCTGCACCTGAGCGGTTCCGTGATGCAGCGGTGCTCACTTGGGCGATGCCAAAGCTGCCAGGCAAGGATGGGAAGCGGTCGGTCACTACGCTGCCGGAGAAATGGTATTGCATGGACGAATGGTGCGATGAGCCGGTGCATGTCAGAACCCAGCAGCGCTGGAGGCGGGTAATCACCGAGGGGTTGGAGGCCGAAGTAAACAAGGCGCTGGCAATCGCTCAGGAGGCACTTGAGCCGTTGGGCGTGATAGGTAGCCGGGCAGCGTGAAAATAATTTCAATGGGTACTATCTTTATTTGTCGCGCTGTCGCATTATTACGTCATCCTGTGGCAATTGCGTTCAGGGTTTGAATATATATAGTCCCTAGCAAGAGACCTGAAGAACAACCAACGCCACCGACGCGGATAAAACAGCCAGCCCGCACCCGCGGAAATCAAGGAAACAGGGCCGTGTCTGTCCGATCTCACTTGGCGCGCACCTTTAAGCGCGTTAGAGGCAACCCCGTCCGTTCTGCGTGAATGCCGGCTTATGGGGAGAATTCGTCCGGCAACACCCTGCTTCAAGAAACACTTTAGATCGTCTTTATTGGAATGCCAGCTCGATCGACAGGAAGCTCTCACCCCTGGCGAAATGTTGATTGAGCTGGCACCCCAATGCAGATGTCTGCAACAGAGCACACCACGCGCTCCCTGTGACACCTCGCCCAGCCCGCCCTAACGGCCCGGGCTTTTTATTTCCTGTGAAAAATAACCCTAAGGGGATGTTGAATAATGAAGCGAGTATCGATGTATCTGGGGCTGGCATTCGCCGCCTGTATGGCCTGTTTCTCGATGGGCGCAATGGCTGAGCCACTGCGAGCCGCAAGCTATCACCTGGCCGCCTTGACCGCTCTGCCCGAGCCGCAAGGTGTCGCCATGCAGCGACTGGAACTCACTCTCGCCATGTGGCGAGCGGGTAGCCAGTCCGATGGCAAAGACCTGAAAAGTAATCTGCGCGCATCCAGCAATCACTTCGTGATGACCTCTGCCAAGCCTGAGCCCGATGGCATCGGCGTTGGTGCCGGCCTGATGCGCTGCTGAATACGCCTGATTGAAAGTGAAAAAGCCCGTACATGCTGCGGGCTTTTTTGTACCTCCGAGGAAAGCCGCTACCCAAGTGGATGCTTTCCCGGATGTATCAAGTCCACTCCCTTCCGGCTCCCGTGCAGCCTCTAATCGCTTCGGCAAGGCCATGCACGGGAGCCGGATCTAATTCAGCCCCGAGGGGCCAGAGAATGCGCCCCATGAACGAAAGCCCTGACAACCTATCGCGCCTGCTCGCGTGGCTGAGCATCAATTCACCGATGCTCTACGCCGCCGCCCTGTCGTGCTGGATCGCCTTCTTGCGCGTGATGTACAACCGCGGCGGATGGCGCCAGTCGATCCTTGAGGCTGCATTGTGCGGCGCGATCACTGCCGGGGCATTCCCGCTGCTGGAGTACCTGGGCCTGCCGCTGAACCTTGCGGCTGCGCTGGGGGCAATCATCGGCACGCTGGGCGTGAAAAAGATCGTTTCCATGGCAGAGCAATACGCCGACATCAAATTCCCGACCCGAGGGCAATAACATGCAACTGATCGACAACTGGAAACAAGCGCTGAGCATGACCAGCGTTCAGGCGGGCGGCGCAGTTGCTGCGCTGGGTATCGCTGAGCAGCTGATGCCGCAACTACAGGCCGTCCTCCCACCGATTGCCTATGGTGCGCTCGGCCTTCTGGTGATGATCGCTCGCGTGATCGTTCAGAAGAAGCTGATCAAGTAATCCGCGCTACGAAATTGAATTGCGCCAATCGTGGCGCGAACTTTTGAAAGGGGAATGACCATGTCAGCGAATACCAATTCATCGAAAGGCGTTTCAACCCTCGGCTGGTCGGCTATCGGCCTGATTGTGCTGGTCCTTGCTGCCTTCAGCTTCGTATGACGACCATTGCCTACAAAGACGGCGTGATCGCCTATGACTCACGCGAGACCCTTGGCACAACCATCGTCGATGACGACTGCGACAAGTGCCAGACCCGCGACGGGGTTCAGTTCTTCTGTACCGGCTCGACGCCCGACTACGACGCTCTGCTGTCCGCATACTTCGGTGAAGTGTCCGCTGTGGTGATTGAGGCGGGTGGCATCGCGCTGGACAAAGGCGTGTTGTGGTTGCTCGGGTACAGCGAGGACACAGGCTTTTGGAAGGACCGACTTAGGCTGGATAACCCTTTCGCCGTAGGCTCGGGCTCGCTTCACGCCCTCACAGCAATGGACATGGGCGCATCAGCCTATCAAGCCGTAGAGATGGCCATGAAGCGTGATAGCTGCACTGGCGGCCTGATCCGCACGCTGACCATCAAGGCATGACCGTATCCCCTGAGCGCATTCGCTGAGTGCGCTGACGAGATACCAACACCAAACACTGACAACCTGAAAAGGCACCAAAGTCTCAAGGAATCCTTATGGCGCTGACAGCAAAGCAGCGGCGCTTCGTGGATGAATACCTTAAAGACCTGAACGCCACGCAGGCCGCCATACGCACTGGCTACAGCCAGAAGACGGCAAGGCAGATGGGGGCAGAGAACCTGTCGAAACCTGTCATTCAGGCGGCTATCGCTGAAAGCATGGCTGATAGGTCGTCCAGAACCGGTATTACGGCCGATAGAGTGCTGCAGGAGCTGTCTCGGCTGGCCTTCCTGGATATCCGCAAGGCATTCAACGCTGACGGCTCTCTGAAGCCCCTGCATGAGCTTGACGACGACACGGCGGCAGCAGTTGCCGGAATGGACGTTGTTGAGATCGGCTCGGGCGACTCCGTTGTCGGGGTTACCAAGAAGATCAAGCTGAGTGACAAGAAAGGCGCGCTGGAGCTGGTCATGCGCCACTTGGGAATGCTCAGCCCGCCTGGTCACCTCGACCTTGACACCGAGCAGAAGCGGATCGACCTCGAAAACAGGCGACTCACCAACGAAAAACTACGCCGCGAACTGGAAGACCCTAACAAGGGGCTGCCCGAACCGAAGCAAGTCATCATCGGGGTAGAGGATGCAAGCGACCCTGAAGCTGAACAAGCCGCAGTTTGATTTCATCAAGCACCCCAAGAAGTTTTCAGCGTTCGTCGGCGGCTATCGAAGCGGCAAGACGTTCGTCGGGTGCGTGCGGATGTGCATCAACGCACTGGAGCATCCCGGCATACCGCAGGGCTACTTCGCGCCGACGTATCCGCAGATCACCGACATTTTCTTCGACACCATGCCGGGCGTTGCTGAGGCGTTCGGCCTGTTCGCCGACATCGTGGCCAGCAAGAAGCGTGTTTACCTGCGCGACAACCGCGGGCGCTGCCTGTCGACCATTGTCTGCAAGAGCATGGAGCACCCGCACCGCATTGTCGGCTTCAACATCGCGCACGCCCTGGTCGACGAAATCGACTGTATGCCGATCAAGAAGGCCGACAGCGCCTGGAAGAAGATCATTGCGCGGATGTCGACCGTTTGGCCTGGCCGCGACGAGAACACCATCGACGTCACGACGACGCCCGAGGGGTTCAACTGGGTCTATCGGAAGTTCGTCAAGGAGCTGGCAGAGACGCCAGATCAGCGAGAGTTCTACGGCATCGTGCACGCCAGTACGCGGCAGAACGCCAAGAACCTGCCGAAGGACTACATCCCATCGCTGCGCAAGTCGTACCCGGCCAACCTGGTAGACGCCTACATCGACGGGCTGTTCGTCAACCTGACCTCGGGCAGTGTTTACCCGAACTTCTGCCGCAAGCTGAACCACACCAACGAAACGATTCGCCCCGGCGAGCCGCTGCATATTGGCCTCGACTTCAACATCAACCGCATGGCGGCCTGCATCTTCGTGATCCGCGACGGCCGAGCGATGCAGTTGGGCGAGATTACCAAGCTGTTTGACACGCCTGCGATGGTGGCCGCTATCAAGCTGCGCTACCCGGGCCGAAGCATCACGGTCTACCCGGACGCCAGCGGCAAGAACCGCAAGAGCGTCAACGGTAGCGAATCTGACCATGCATTGCTGCGCCAGGCTGGCTTCGCCGTCCAGGTCAATCCTGCAAACCCATTGGTGCGCGACCGGGTGCTGGCGGTGAACGCCCAGTTCCTGAATGGCGATGGCGAGCGCGCCCTACTGATCAATACCGACCTTTGCCCACATACGACGCAGGTTCTTGAGCAGCAGGCCTACACCGAGCAGGGCGAGCCCAACAAAGACGGCACGGAAGACCCGGCAGACGCCTTTGGGTACTTCGTCGTCCAGCGCTACCCAATCGACGTCGCAATGACCATGACCCAATCCCTGAGAATGTGAATATGTCCGATAACCCAGCAGTCACGATCCCCGCTGTCGAGGCCATGCGCGCCTATTGGGCCGTGATCACGCCGCTCATGCGCGGGACGCTGGCTATGCGGGAGGCCGGTGTGGTTTTGCTGCCGCAGTACCCGGCTGAGGATTCCGCCTCGTACAAGGAGCGCTTGCGCCTATCCACGCTGCTGCCGGCCTATTCCGAGACGGTGGGCAACATGACCTCTCGGGTATTCGCAGAGCCGCTGCAGGTGGGCGACGACGTCCCGGACGACATCAAGGCGATGACCAAGGACATCGACCACGCGGGCAATGACCTGAATTCGTGGTCGGTTGAGTTCTTCCGCGAAGGCCTGAGCCATGGCTTGTGCCACGCCTTCGTTGATCACCCGTCGTCTGAGGGTGTTCGCACCCAGGCCCAGGAGCAGGCATTGGGTCTGCGGCCATGGTTCGTCCTGGTCAAGCCCGAGCAGGTGCTTGGGTGGCGCTCCAAGAATGGCCAGCTGACGATGGTCCGCTACAGCGAGAAGGTCGAGGAGGATGATGGCGCTTTCGGCTGTCAGCTCGTCGAGCAGATTCGCGTCCTGGAGGTCGGCAAGTGGACTACCTACCGAAAAGGCGAGAAAGGCGGCTGGGAGAAACACGACGAAGGCAATAGCAGCCTCAAGCAAATCCCATGGGTGACGTTCTACACCGGGCGCACCGGTTACATGACGGCTCGCCCACCATTGCTGGAGCTGGCCCATCTCAACGTCAAACACTGGCAGAGCCAGAGCGACCAGGACAACATCCTGCACGTTATCCGCGTGCCGATCCTGGTCCGCATCGGCGTGCAGGCGATGTACGACAATCAGGGCAAACCGGTTCCGCCTGAGTTCAAGGTGGGCACCGGGGCACTGACTGACCTGCCAACCAATGGTGACCTGAAGTACGTCGAGCACACCGGCAAGGCCGTCGAGGCGGGCCGAGTGGCGCTGCAAGACCTGATTGCCGAAATGCGCATGGCCGGCGCCAAGCTGCTGACGCCGGACAAGTCGGTCACCAAGACTGCCACGCAAGCCGAGGAAGAGGCGGCGCAGGAGCTGTCACCGCTGGCGCGCATGGCGAACCACTTCGCTGACTGCCTGGCTCAGCTGCTGCAGTACATGGCCGACTACCGCGGCCTGGGCGAAGGCGGAACGGTCGAGATGCGCGGGAACTTCGACGCGGACTTCATCCCTGAGATTTCGCTGCCGGTACTGGTCAGCATGGCGAACGCCGGCATGATCTCCAAGGAGACGCTGTTCGCCGAGATGCAGCGCCGCGGCGTGATCAGCGATGAATACGACTGGGAAGAAGAGTTGGCCAAGATTGAATCGCAAGGCCCTGCTCTCGGGACATTGTGATGGGATCGGCTAACGAGCAGCTGCTCGACAAGCTGATTGGGCATGAAGTCGATCTGAACCAGCTGAGCAACAGCCAGGTCGCCATCATCGTCAAGATCCTGAACGGCAATGACGCCAAGCTTCGTGCTGCGCTGATCGAGGTGATTGACGGTCTCGGCACCAACCTATCTGCGGCGGCCGTTGACGCTGCGCTGGCTCCAGTCATTGAGCTGAACAGCAACACCTTCGCTGCGATCAATGCCGAGATGGCCTCAGCCACCAGCGGCCTGATCAAGTACGAGATTGCGTTCCAGAAGGGCGCGATGCAGGCGGTGATACCCGCGCTGGTGCAGGACATCTACCCGATCAAGGCGCCGAACTTCAGTCAGGTGCAGGCACTGGTCAATTCCAGGCCATTCCAGGGCAAGCTGCTCAAGGAGTGGATGGCGGGCATCGAGTCGGATCGGGCGGTATCCATTCGTGATGCGATCCGCTCTGGTGTCGTTGATGGGCGGACCACTGCCGATATAGTCCGCACCATCATGGGCACAAGGGCCGAGCAGTACGCTGACGGCATCCTGCAAAAGCCACGGCGTGAGGTTGAGGCGGTTGTCAGGTCGGCCATTTCGCACACTGCCGAGACGGCCAGTGAGAAGTCGTTCGAGGCGAACAGCGACATCATCAGCCATGTTGAGTGGCTGAGCACCCTGGATACGCGAACGACCGACAAATGCATCATCCGCGACAGAAAGCCGTACACGCTGGTCACCTACAAGCCGATCGGCCATGAAATCCCATGGCTGGCCGGGCCTGGAAAGATCCATTGGTGCTGCCGTTCGACCAAGCTGCCGATCCTCAAGGACGCCCGCTCACTGGGCATCAAGGATGCCGCGGCACGGGCCAGCATGGATGGTCAGGTGCCGAAGGAAATGAACTACGCCGAGTGGCTGACCAAGCAGTCGGCGGCACGCCAGGACGAGGTGCTGGGCCCGACTCGCGGCAAGATGATGCGCGAAGGCGACCTGAAGGTTGGAGTCTTCTTCAACGACAAAGGCCAATTCCTCACGCTGGATCAGCTGAATGAGCGGCTGAACTGATACGTGCGCGCCACGAAACGCAATAACGCAAAACGTAGCGCGCAACTCAATGCCTCGCATCTGCGGGGCTTTTTTATGCCTGAAACCCGGACGGGAAGGGCGAATAGCGGCGGATGCCGTACAGATGGGCGGATGCCCGGAGAGACGAATGAAACTCAAGCTTGATGACCAAGGCCATGCGGTACTGCAAGACGGCAAACCGGTTTATGTGCACGACGACGGCAAAGAGATCGCCTTCGACGCGCCTGGAACCGTAGCGACCATCTCCCGCTTGAATGGCGAGGCCAAGTCGCACCGCGAGCGCGCCGAAGCTGCCGAGAGCACGCTGAAGGGCTTCGAGGGTATCGCCGATCCGGCTGCTGCGCTCAAGGCGCTAAACACCGTCAAGAACCTGGACGACAAGAAGCTGGTTGATGCCGGCGAAGTCGAGCGGGTGAAGAACGAGGCGATCAAGGCCTACGAGGAAAAGTACGGTCCGGTTGTCAAGGAGAACGAATCTCTGAAGGGCCAGCTGAACAACCACCTGATCGGTGGAGCCTTCGCCTCGTCCAAGTTCATCGCTGACAAATTCGCCGCTGAAGGCCCGGCCGGCGTTGAGATCGCCCGCGCCCTGTTCGGTGCAAGCCTCAAGGTCGAAGACGGCAAGGTCGTTGGTCATGACGCCAACGGCAACAAGCTGTACTCCCGCGCCCGCCCTGGCGAGCTGGCCTCCGCAGACGAAGCAATCGAGCTGCTGGTCGACTCCTACCCGCACAAGGCGCACATCCTCAAAAGCTCCGGTGCCAATGGCGGCGGCGCAACCCAGGCCAGTAATCCTGGCGGCAAGAAATCCATGTCTCGCACGAACTTCGACACCCTGGCGCCAGGCGATCAGGCCGCGTTCGCGCGTGAAGGCGGCGTCGTCACTGAATGACGCCAAACAACATGCCGGTCCTCGGATGGGGATCGGTGCTTGGGTCGGATGGCCCGAAAGTCTGAAAACTCAATCATCGATCCATTAGGAAAAATATCATGGCGAACACGCTTACTAGCCTCATCCCTACCCTGTACAACGCCCTGGACGTCGTGTCCCGCGAACTGGTCGGCTTCATCCCGGCCGTCACCTCCGACATGACCTACGACCGCGCTGCTGTCGGTCAGACCGTTATGTCTCCGGTCACCCAGCCTGCCGCTGCGAGCGACATCACTCCAGCTGTGACCCCGCCGAACGACGGCGACCAGACCATCGGCAACGCGCCGATGACCATCACCAAGGCGCGCCGCGTGCCGATCCGCTGGAACGGTGAAGAGAAGAAAGGTCTCGACAACAACGGCGCCAGCTTCAACACCATTCTGTCCGGTCAGATCCAGCAGGGTATGCGTACTCTGGTGAACGAGATCGAGGCCGATCTGGCTGCCCTGCACGTCAAGGCCTCGCGCGCCTATGGCACCGCCGGCAACGCCCCGTTCGGCACTGCTGCTGACCTGAGCGATTCGGCCGGCGCCCTGCGCATTCTGGAAGAGAACGGCGCTCAAGGCTTGGACTTCCAGCTGGTGCTCGGCACTGCTGCAATGGCCAACCTGCGCGGCAAGCAATCCGTCCTGTTCAAAGTGAACGAGTCGGGTCGTGAAGACATGCTGCGCAACGGCATGACCGACCGCATTCAAGGCCTGGCCCTGCGCCAATCGGCCCAGGTCAAGAACGTCATCGCCGGTACTGGCGCGGCATCCACCACCAACGCTGCAGGCTACGCGGCCGGCGCAACCACCATCACTCTGGCCTTGGCCGGCACCGGCACCATCCTGGCGGGCGACGTGGTCAGCTTCGCGGGCGACCCGAACAAGTACGTGGTGGCTGCGGGCGATACCGACGTATCCAACGGCGGCACCATCACCCTGGCTGCTCCAGGTCTGAAACAGGCCATCCCGGCATCGGCTACCGCTATCACCCTGGCCGCTGCCAGCGCCCGCAACATGTTCTTCGCTCGCTCGTCCATCGCCCTGGCAACCCGTGCTCCAGCACTGCCAGAGCAAGGCGACTCGGCGGTTGACCGCATGCTGATCACCGATCCACTGACCGGCCTGACCTTCGAAATCTCGATGTACGCCCAGTACCGTCAAATGCAGTACGAGATTGCACTGGCATGGGGCTGTGCAGCGGTGAAAACCGATCACATCGGCCTGCTGCTGGGCTGATAGGCGTTCAACTACGGGGCCTTCGGGCCTCGTTTCTGATGGAGATTCACATGTCGCTATTGAAAGTAAAGCCATGGGGCGAAGGCCAGGGCGATCACGTGTTGATCAACGAGGAAGACTTCAACGAAGTGTTCCATTCCCTGCTGGATGCCGAGGACAAGCCCAAGGCGCCCGCCAAGGCAGACAAGGCCAAGCCTGAAGCCAAGAGCGCCGACTAATGACAACCTACATCACCACCGAGCAGGTGGACGCCCTTCTTGGGTCCGGCTGGACGACTGAAGACAAGAAGCCGCGCGCGGTGCTGATGGCGAACACCTGGCTCACTAACCTGGGCCTTCCCGGGTTCGACCCTGTGCCCGACGACGTGATTCAGGCGGGCGCAGAGGTTGCGCGAGAGGCGGCAGCAGGGAAGCTGTACGCAGCCAAAGAAACTGGTGTGACGAGCAAGTCTGTCAAGGCTGGCAGCGTCGCAACCAGCAAATCCTATTCCGAGTCGTCGCGCTCCATCAGCGCTGGCGAGTCGTTTGCGCTGGCTCTTCTGGCTCACTACCTGAATGGCAGCGGACAGACCAAAGTCGTGAGGTGCTGACATGGGCCTGCGCGACGATATCCAAGCAGATTTGGCCGAAGCCTTCGACACCGATCTCGCCGACGCGGTGCAGCCGTTTACTGGCTCATACCTCGGGCCAGGCGTCTTTGACCCGGTTACCGAAACCGATACCGCCGAAACGATCGCTTACACCGGGCGCGGCGTGCTGGACAGCTACGACAGTCGGCGCATCGATAACGTGAACATCAAGGTCGGCGACGTGCTGCTGATTGCCCTGGTCAACGAGATCAACGACACCCCGGCCATCGGGCACAAGATCACCGTCGAGGATCTGCTGACCGGCGAACCGGCGGTTTACACCGTCGTCAGCCCTGGCATCGATCCGGCCAAGGCTCATCTGGAATTGCAGTTGAGGAAGTAGCCATGGCAGGAAAAGGAAGCTGGAGCACGCCGCCAAGCCTGTTTTCCGAAGTGATCGAGGCTGAACTGTCCAGCCGGGTGCGCACCATTGCGCTTTCGATGCTTAACGAGATCGTTCTGCGCTCGCCAGTCGACACCGGACGATTCCGGGCAAACAACATCGTCTCAGTCGGCAGGCCGGTCTATACCGCGACGGTCGACGTGGACAAAACCGGCGGCGCGACGATTGAAAAAGGGGTGGCAGTCTTGACGGGGCTGGAGCCCTACAGCGTCGTCTACTTGCAGAACTCCCTTCCATACGCGCAAAGGCTCGAAGACGGGCATTCAAAGCAAGCTCCGCCTGGTGGTATTTACGCGGTGTCCTTCCATGGCGTCTCACAGGCCTACAGCAAATGACCTTCGAACAGATCCGCGCCATCGTCATCACCCGAATGACGCAGTGGACCGGCATCCCTGCGGCAAACGTCGATTACCCGAACAACAAGATTTTTGACCCAGCCGGGAAAACCATCTGGGCGCGACTGGCGAACATCCCCGGCCTGTCCAGTACGCCCGAAGTCGGCCTGACGCCGTGCGTGCGCAAGACCGGCATCGTCATTGTTCAACTGTTCGTGCCGAACTACACCGGCACCCTCGCCATCACCAAGGCCGCAGACACACTGGTCGAGCAGTTCCAGTTCTTCAGCCAGGGCACCTTTGAGTGCTTCGCAGCCTCGTCCGCGCAGATCGGCGACGACGGCAACGGCTGGTTCCAAGTGAACATCCAGATCCCATACCGGGCGCACTGAGCCCCAAACCCCCGCAGCAGGAGAAACACCAATGAGTTCAGGCGCCAAGAACCGGACGGCCTATGTCCGCGAAATCACCCCGGGCATTACCCCTGGGTCCGGATGGAAAGAGCTGATCCGCACGTCCTACGGCCTCGGTCCAACCCAAAACACCGCCGAAAACAACGAGATTGCGCAAACTCGCATGTCTCAAGGCACCACCGCGACCACCGTTGATGTGGCGGGCGAAGTCGGCCAGAAGTGGCGCTACGGCGGCGCGATTGACGATTTTCTGGCCTCCTGCTTCGGCAAGGACTGGGCGGCCGACTCGCTGACCCTGGGCGATGAGCGTATTTCGTTCTCCCTGGCATCGTTTGCCAGTGATGTGCTGGTCTCGTCGATTGCCCGTGGTGCGCAAGTCGCCTCGATGGCCTTCACCTTCGGTACCGACGACGACATCACCATTGCCACCAACTTCACGGCGACTGGCTGGGAAGGCAAGGTCGACGCCACGCCGTACTTCAGCGGTGCCGCCGCCGAGCCGCACGCCGCACGCTACAACTTCAAGGACTTCATCAGCCTGACCCTGGATGGCGTGGAAGCGGCGCCGGGCAGTGGTACTTGCATCAGCGCCATGGACCTGACGTTTGACAACAACGTCCAGACCCAGCGCTGCATCAACAACGGCGCGTTCGCGGGTAACGTCATTCCGACCATCTTCGGCGTGACTGGCTCGATCACCATCGCATGGTCGGCGGCCTCCTACGCGCTGTGGATCAAGCAGCAAACGGGCGATTCCGTGGCGGTGGCCTTCACCATCGAGAACAACGATGGTCGCTACACCTTCACCCTCCCAGAAATGGAAGTGAACGGCGATTGGCCGGACGGTGGCGCGACTGACGTGATCGAGGTCCAGCTTAACGTGGCAGCCCGCCGCACGGCCCCGACCGTCACCCGCGCTGTGTATGTGGCACCGACCGGCATCACCCTGGCTCCGGCTTCGGTGTCCATCGCGGTCGCCGCCACCCAGCAGCTGACCCCGACCGTCGCCCCGGCTGGCGCATACCAAGGCGTAACCTGGTCGAGCAGCGACCCTACCAAGGCCACTGTATCGGCTACCGGCCTGGTCACCGGCGTGGCGATCGGCTCGGCAGTCATCACTGCCACCAGCATTTCCGATCCGACCAAGACCGCGACCCGCAACGTCACCGTCACCGCCTAACCACCTACATGCAGCCGCTCCACCCGGGGCGGCCACAAGGATTGCCGCATGACCTTCATTCTCCAGAAAAAAGAACACCTCGACGCCCTGTCCACCCGATGGATTGAACCGGTCGAGGGCCTGCGCATTAAGGTGGCCTCGGCGGCGAAGGAAGGCTACAAGAACGATTTCCGCGTGGTGATGCGCCATGTGCAGGCCCTGTCAGGTCAGCACGGAATCGGCACCGAAGGCTTCAGCGTCCTGAAAATGGCCGACCTGCCGCCGCTCGACTCAGACAAGCTGTTTGTCGAACTGGCGTGCAAGCACCTGGTCATCGACTGGGAAGGCGTGGCCGAGGCCGACGACCCGAGCAAGCCGACCCCGTACACCCCGGAGCGCGGTGTGCTGCTGATGGAACAGCTGCCCGAGATTTACTTTGTCGTCATGCAGGCCGCCCAGGCCATCGCCCTGCGCCAGAAGGAGCAGGCAGCGGAAACCCTGGGAAAGTCCTCGAAGCCTACCGCTGGGCCGTCGAGTGGGCGGGCGAAGCGAACGAGCGAAAAAGGAAAGTCCACGAGCGCTTGAGGGTGGCGGTACCGGATCAGCCCGAGATTGACGTTGTAGGCGATGAGCTGCTGACCGCCTATTACGCGATAAGCCGCGGCCGGCAGTATGTCGGCATGGCTGCCGCGCCCGCGCCGATATCCATCAGCGCAATCAGCGACTACCTGTCTGCCTACGGATCATCCGTGGATCGGCGAGAGTTCGACGAGGCGATCTTTGTCCTGGACGACGTGTTCCGCAAGAACTGGGAAGACGAGCAGGACAAAAAGAAGACGAAGGACAAGTAGTGAACCGCGCACGGTCAGTGGTAGATTGCCTTCATCGACAAGGAGGTATCTATGCAACCGATTTGGGGCTTTGTCCTCTTCGCACTGATCTGCGGCCTGTCAGCGCTCATCGCTCGCAAGCGCGGCAACAGCGGCCTGCTTCACGCCGCCATTACCGTGGCGCTGGGCTTCGGGTTGGTTATCGTTGTGGCCAAGGCTACGGGCGGCACCGATCCATTCTCGGCGGCACTGGGCGGCTTCATCGGTGGCGCCGCGGGCGTGCTGTTCGCCTGGCTGCGTCGATCCGACGCCCAACAGGCCGAGCGTTCCGGGTCATCCGCAGGACACAAGACCTGCAAGTTCTGCGCTGAAGTCGTCAAGCTGGAAGCGCTCAAGTGCAAGCACTGCGGATCTGACCTGTCCGGGTGACTCATCATTGAAATAAGAGACCGCCTACGGGCGGTTTTTTTATGCCCGGAGAAAACTCATGGCGCAAGAATCACGCCTCGCGATAGTCATCGATTCAAGGCCAGCAGAGAAGAATGCCGACAGCCTGAGCGAATCGCTACAGCGCGTAGAGAAGGCGGGCGATAGCGCCGCTGCATCAGTTAGTGGCGCCAATACCAGCGTCGACCTGCTTGGCAAAACAGCCGGGAAAACGACGGCTCCGCTTGATAAGGCTACTCGGGCACTGTCGGCAACCGGCATGACCGCCGCGCAAACGGCCAACAACCTACGCATGCTGCCGGCACAGATCACCGACATAACTGTCGGCCTGGCCACTGGACAAGCACCGCTGATGGTATTCCTTCAGCAAGGCGGCCAGCTCAAGGACATCTTCGGCGGCGCGATCCCGGCGCTGAAGGCGGTCGGCGGCTATATCGTCGGCCTGATCAACCCATTCACCCTGGCGGCTGCGGCAGCGGCAGCGCTGGGCGTAGCCTACTTCCAGGGCTCCAAGGAAGCGGAAGGCTTCAGCAAGGCGCTGATCGCCAATGGCAATGCCGCCAACACCAGCACCGACGAACTGATCAATGCCGCCGAGCAAGCGTCCCGCATGGGCGTCTCGGTCGGCGCTGCCGCTGAGGCACTGACCAAGCTGGCGGCCTCGGGCAACCCGGTCACGATCATGTACGCCGGCATGGCAGCGGCGGCGGTCAAGTGGTCGAGCGCTACGGGCGAATCCATTGATGAAGTGGTCGCCAACTTCGGCAAGATCGCCAAAGACCCAGTAAACGCCATCCGCGAACTGGACAAGGAACTGAACATCCTCACTGCCACGCAGTACGAGGAAATCCGAGTACTTCAGGAGCGGGGCGACAAGCAACAGGCCGCCATGGTGGCGGAAGAGGCCTATGCCAGCGCGATCAGTCGCCGCGCAGACGAGATCAAAGGCAATCTCGGTACCCTTGAAAGCGCCTGGAACTCGATCACCGGTGCCGCCAAGTCGGCCTGGGATTCCATGCTCAACATCGGTCGACAGGCTACGCCCGAGCAGGAACTGGCCGGCGCCTACGAGGCACTAGCCAAGCTGAACAAGCAAGGGCAAAACTCGATTGTGGGTAGCTCTGCCGACTTCAAGAAGCAGATGTCCGAGGTTGAAGCGGAGATTACCCGCCTTCAGCTGAAGATCGCCGAGAACGGCGCACAATCCCTGGACACAGCCTACAAAAACACCCGCGAGACGGCCGCCAAGGCGGCGATGGACACGCTGCGCACCGCCACCGCTGACTCCATGTCCGAACTGGACAGGCTGCAAAAGAAGCTGACAGAGCTTGATGTGGCCAAGAAGACCGCCACCGATGCCGGGGCGTTTGGCGATAAGCAGCAGGCCGAATACGCCAAGGCCCGCGCCGGATACGAGCAGAAGATTGCCGACATCAAGGAGCGGGAGGCGAAGAAAAACAAGCCAAAAAGCGAAAATGGCGCACTGAGTGCTGCCGAGTCCACTTTCGCCAGTCTGTACAAGCAGGCCGACCCGGCACTGGCCGCAGCGCGCGAACTGACCAAGCAGCAAGGCCAGCTTCAATTTGCACTGGATCGCGGGAAGCTCAGCCAAGTTCAGTACAGCGAAGCGCTGGCCCAGGCCTCGCGTAACTATGCGGCCGTCATCGAAAAAACCGGCGAACTGTCGCAGGCCGAGCAATACCGCCTGCAGATCCAGAAGCAGCTGCAGAACCAGCAGGACGCGGCCAATGCAGCAGCGGCTGCGGTCGGCATGGGTAGTGAGCGCGCAGGACGCGAGCAAGAGCGCCTGAAGTTGGAGAAGGACACCAACGACCGGCTACTTGAGTTGCGTACCGAACTGGCGAACGCCCAAGGCGAGAAGCAGCGCAAGGCCCTGCAAGACCAGATCGACATCACCAACGAGATGTATCCCCAGCAAGTCGCCATCATGGAGAACGGCTGGGCGCAGGTGGATGCGGCGCAAGAAAACTGGCTGAACGGTATCTCGGCAGGCTGGGACAACTACCAGGCCAAGGTCGCTGACGTGGCCCTGCAAACCGAAACGGTGATGAGCGATTCGCTCGACTCAATCACTGCCGGTTACGGTAGCGCCTTCTCGAAAATGGCCCTGGATGGGCAGACCTTCGGCGAAGTCAGCCGCGGGGTGTTCGACAGCCTGGCGCGTACCGTTCTCGACGGTCTTGGGCAGATGGGCGCGCAATGGCTGGTATTGCAGGGAATCAAGATGGCCTTCGGTCAAACCGAGCAGGCCATGCACATCGCTCGCCTGGCCGGCATTTCCACGGAAATGACCGCCGAAGTCGCCAAGGAAGCCACCGTAACCGCTGCCAAGGTCACCGCGGACGGCGTCGCCACGGCATCCTCCTTGGCAGCAACCGCCACCACTACGACCGCGCAAGTCGCAGCCGCTGGCACTACGCTGTCGGCCTGGCTGCCTGCTGCCTTGGTGTCGTCTATCGGCACCTTTGGCGCAGCGGCAGTCGTCGGCGGTACCGCATTGCTTGCCGCTTTCGCGCTGTTCAACGGGTTCTCCGAGGGCGGCTACACCGGGCCTGGCGGCGTCAATGATCCGGCCGGTATCGTCCACAAGGGCGAGGTGGTCTGGTCGCAGGCCGATATCAGCCGGTTCGGGGGGGTCGCGGCGGTTGAGGCCATGCGCCGTGGCGAGGCCATGCCGGCGGGAGTCAGCTCGTCGGGCGGAAGCGCCTCAAAGCCTTCCGGCGGTACGACCAGTGCTGCGCCAAGCGAAAGGCCTCTGACCGTCAATCTGCACGAGGACGCCAGCCGAGCAGGCCAAGTCAATCGCCGGCAGCTCTCCGAGCAGGATGTCGTCGACATCTATGTAGCCAACATCCGCGGCGAGAAGGAAATCCACCAGGTGAACCAGGAGAAGTACGGCTTGCAGTCGCAAGGTGTCTAATGCGTTATCATAGGGTCCCTTGCTAGGGACCGCACGGAGCCCCAATGAGCAACCCCATCAACATCGCCTACGCCTCAGTCGGCAACGACATGTTCGTCGATACGATCGAGGCGACCTGTTCCGCCTGGGCGGCGCCGATCCTCATCTGCTCCGGCTATGAGGATCGCGTCTGCGGAACAGAGGACGGGCGCACGCTCGTCTTTTTGGCGATGGCGGTGGAAGAGGCCCTGCCCGTTCGCGACAACAGCGGCTACCAGAACCTGAACATTGCGCTGGATAACACCGACGGCAAGGTCCAGGCGGCCATCGAAATGGCGCGCGCGGCCTCAGCGCGCATTGTGCTGACCAAGCGTCGATACCTCGAAAGCAATCTGGCCTACCCGGCAGAGCGCTATCGGCTATCGGTGCTCAATCGGCAGTACGCCAACGACGTGGCCACGCTGACCTGCGGCATTAACGACTTGCTGGGGACGGCTTTCCCGCGCAACAAGCTGACGGCCCTCGTCGCACCAGGGCTGATCTTCATATGAAGGCCATTGCGGACTACCTGTCGGCACCCTACCGGGACGGCGCTCGCGGGCCTCTGGCCTACGACTGCTACGGCTTAGTCATTTCCGTGCGGCACGAAGTGTTCGGGCTGCCGCTGTTGCCCTCGCTGGGCGGTGTCGGTCGGTCCAAGGTGCGCGAGAACACCAAGGCCTACCGCGAGGTCAGCGCCGGCCTGGAAGAGTGCCTGCCAGAGCCTGGCGCCATTGCCTCGGCCATGGTTGGTGAGTTCCTGGATCACGTCGGTGTGGTCGTGTACCTGGACGGCCAACTGAAGGTGCTCGACACCAACCCGGGCGGACCCCGCATTCGCACCGTGCGCGACTTCGAGCAGCGCTATCAACGAGTGGTGTACTACCGATGACTGTTGAATTCTTCCCGAACAAAATGGCCGGCTGCCAACCGCTGGCCACCTACACCACGCACGAACGCATGACGATCGAGGCTTGGCTCAAGGGCATGACGGAACACTACCAACGCGCCCCGGTGCAGCCGGTCAGCGTCGAGCTCAACGGTGAACTGATCTGCCCGACACTCTGGCACAAGGTCAAGTTCAAGCCTGCCGATCACGTGCAGATCTGGAACGAGCCGAAAGGCTCCGACCCGTTCACCATCACCGCCTTGCTGATTGTTGGCGCATTTGCCGCAAGCAAGCTGCTCATGCCGAAGATGCCCGGGATGCCGGCCAACACCGGTGTAGCCCAAGGCAGCCCGCTCGATGAAGCCAGCGCCAAGGGTAACAAGGTCAAGCTCGGCGAACTGATCCGCAACATTGCCGGCTGGCAGAAGGTGTACCCGTCGTACCTGGCCGAGCCGCGCACCTACTTTGCCGCACCACGGGAAAAGTGGGTGGAGATGCTGCTGTATGTCTCCGAGGGAGCGGTGGACATTCCAATCAACAAGCTCAAGGTCGGCGAAACCCCGCTGATTTCCTTGGGTGCTGATGCTCAGGTAACGATCTACGCGCCAGGCGCCGATGTGTCGGCCGATACTGCCTCGATGCTGTGGTTCAATGCCAAAGAAGTTGGCGCCAGTTCCAGTGGTACGTCAGGGCTTGAGTTGACCGTGGCAACCAACCTGACCCCGTCAGCCACGGCCTCGGCCTATCAGTTCAACGGCGATACGATTGCCATTCCGTCCGGCGCCGGCAGCTTCCCGTCAGATTGGGAAACAGGCCTGGTGATTCGTGCGCTGGCACCCTACACCTACACCGTCGTCGATGGCGGCGCGGGCCGCGACATCGTGCAAGGCCCATTGGAAATGCTGGCCCCATTCCCTGGCATGCTGATTGAGGTCGCCGGGGCGAACGCGGGCAACTACGTCGTCAACTCGTACACGCCGTATGCGCCAGCGGTGCCGCCGACCTCGGGCACCGCCTCGACGATCCTCGGCTCGAGCATTCCGGCGCGCTATGACTTCGACGTGACACCGCTGTCGGTCACCGTGACATTGGGCGCCACGCCGTATGCAGTCAACCTGACGACGGCAACGACCGACCTTGCAGGCTTGGTCTCGGCCTTCAATACCGCCAAGGGTTCTGCGCCATTCCTGGCCAGCGCCTCGTCCGGCAAGCTGTTGATCGCGCAGTTCGGCACCTTCGGCGGCGAAACGATGGTGGCCACCGGTGGCGCCGACATCCTCGGTTCCAGCCCGATCAACACCACCGGCACAGCGGCTAGCTCCGGCACGCCAGAAGTCCCGGCGCAAATGACCCTGAACTATGACGGTGGCGAACCGGTTGTTGGCCTGGCCCTTGGTTCTGGCCTGGCCACCATCGGCCCGCGCGGCCTGCGCTACCGGATCACGGCGTTCGGCACCTCGATCATGACCGTGGACCGGCTCACCGCGTCGGGCTCGGTGGATGCGGGGTGGATCGGTTTCAACCCGATGGAGACCGTAAACGGTTTGGTCACCCTTGACCCATCCAGCCTGGAGGGCGGCTATCGTGGGCCGTTCATGTGCTCGCCAGAGAACGAAAAGGTCACGCGCATCGAATACACCATCGCCTTCGACGGCCTGATCGGCATGGGTCGGAAGGGTGATGAATACACAATCTACTCGCAGCATCAGTTCGAGTGGCGCGACGCGGATGTTGCCGGGGCGTGGAACGTTCGCACGGAAAGCGTCACCGGCCACTCGCGGGATGCGCAAGGCTTCACCTTTGCCTTCGATCTGCCCTACCCGATGAACCCCGAAACCAGGCTCAAGCGCCTGCCCAAGGGTGGCGGCGCCAACAGCGCTGAGTGGGTCGATAGTCCAAGGTGGGAAAGCCTGCGCGGCCTGCGTCAGACACGTCCGGCCAGCTACCCAGGCATGACCGTCATGAGTGTGAAGATTCGCGGCGGTGATCGACTGTCTGCGCAATCGGAAAGCCAGGTCAACGGCGAGGCCACCCGCGTGCTACCAGTGCGTTCGGGCGGGGCTTGGCAGCCACCGGTAGCAACGCGCGGCATCGTGCCATGGTGCCTCAACGCGCTGAAGTCGTTGGGTTATGAGGACGGCGACATCGACCTCGAGGAGTGGGATCGGCTGGACCTGGTATTCAACGCCGCCGGCCAGTATTACGACGAGACCATCGATGACAGCAGTACCGCCAAGGATCGGCTCAACGATGCGCTGGCTTGCGGCTTTGCCGAGCTGACCATCAAGAACGGCCTGGTCAGTCTGGTGCGTGACGAGCCGCGGGCGATATTCGATATCACCTACGGCCCGAAGACGCAGACCTACAGTCCGCAAAACATGACCAAAAAGCTCAGCATCGCCGGGCCGCTGACCTCGCTCAACGACATCGACGGCGTGGATGTCGAGTATTACTCGAACATCACTTGGGCCTGGGAAACCGTGCCGTGCCGCTGGCCGGGCGATGCCGGAAACAAGGTCGAGAAGGTCAAGCTGCCTGGTGTAGGTGACCGCGATCGCGCTTACCAGTTCGGCATGCGCCGTCGTGGCCACCAGAAGTTCCGCCAGGACACCTACACCTGGGAAACCGAACTCGCCGGCATGAACTCGGGTTACCTGAGTTTCGCCGCGGTGGCCAGCGATACTCCCGGGCAATGCCAGAGCGCCGAACTGGTCAGCGTGCAGGCGGTCAGCGGCGGCTTCCTGCTGGAGTCGTCAGAGCCGATCGACTGGTCAGTGCCTGAGATCTACAAAGTCGGCATCAGTCGTGCCGATGGCTCTCTCTCTGGTCCCTTCCAAGCGACTGAAATCGATGAATATCACATGCATGTCGCCGATCTCGACTTCGTGCCCGACACCAGCATGAGCGGAAACATGTCGCTGCCTCAGTTGCTGATCGGGCCCTGGTCGAAGTGGGCCTACCCGGTCCTCGTCACGCGCTCAGACCCATCCAACGGCAACGTCGCGCTCAAGGGCATGCCCTATGACGCTCGCGTTTACACCTACGACAGCGCCACGGCGCCATAAGGACGGCAAATGATCCCATACCCGGAAGGCCTGCCGTATCCGCTGCGCGACGGCTACGACATGAACACGACGGACCCGGCCGCGCACACCCCCTTGGCTAACGGCCAGATCATCTCGCGCCGAAGGTTCAGCAATGTTCCGACCTTCCCGTCAGTCACCTGGGAAATGGACGACGGCCAGGCGCAGATTTTCATGGCCTGGCACCAGTACACGCTGAATGAGGGTGTCGAGTGGTTCGACTGTCCGCTCAAGACTCCGCTCGGCATTGATACCTATCAAGCCAGATTCAAAGAGATGTACAGCGGGCCAACCCTCGTTGGGATTTCCCGCTGGCGTTTCAGAGCCGTCCTGCAGCTGCTCAAGCGCCCAATCATCGACAAGGACTGGCTGATCTACGCCCCCGAATACGTCCTGCACTCGAACATCGTCGACATCGCTGCGAATCGCGAGTGGCCCGAGGCATGACCGTGGACGCACAAAAAAACCAATTCGCCCATCGGGCTCAGCATGCCTGGAGCTAGCGCATGACAATTTACGCAACCGGCAACGCAGTCGGCTCGACCAACCCGAAAGACCTGATCGACAACGTGCAGAACATCGATTACCTGATTCTTGGCCCGCTGCTCAGCTACCCGGACCGGAGAGGCGTCAACCGCCTGTCGTGGTCCGGCATCGAGGCGTCATTTGCCGCAGCGCAAACTCAGCGAACCACTGACTTCAATGCAGCCCAGGCCCAGCGTGCAGCCGACTACGCCGCATCCGAGGCGAACCGTGGCTATGAAGCCCCGGTGCCGTATGCTGCCAGCATCGCCCTGACTCGCGTCACCCAGCTCGTTCAGTACAGCTCGGAGCTGTACAAGGCGAAAGCCGGCACCCTGCCGTGGACGACCACCGGCGTCTGGGCGACCGATTCGGCCAAGCTGGTTTCGGTGGGTGATGCCGCACTACGCCAAGAGCTGGCCGCGCCTACCGGCTCGACAAAGTTGGGCCATGTCAGGGCGCCCCTGGCAGCGGCAATCGACGGCACCATTAGCAAGCGGCTGTCTCAGCTCATGGTGGACATTGGGGATTTTTCGCACCTTGTTACCTCCAAGCCGAACCCTGCCGATTACCAGACATGGGATTGGACGCCAGCCATGGAGGCGGCGCAGGTCACAGTTGCGGGGCTTGGTGGCGGGCGGATCACCATGGGTACTGGCGGCGTCTTTCTGCTCTCCCTGATCACCAAGCGGCGCTTCGTGGTAATCGACGGCCAGGGCTGTAGCGAGCTGAAGCAAATCGGTGGGTCCAACAAAGACTTTATCGTGTCCGAGAACTTCGCTGCCCTGACCGGCACCGGTGCCACGGTTTCCGGTAGTGCGCTGGTGCCGAGCTGGTTCGGTCTCAGGGACATTCGGGTCAACGGGAACCGGTACAACGCAACAACCAACCCGACCGGCAACACCTCGGGGCGCGCCATTGCGTGGTATGGACCTGCGATGATCATGCAAGGTAACGTCCTGGTCTATGGCGCGGCTGGCAACAACATCTATACCGAGTACTCGAACACCTCGGGCTCCAGTGGCTGGCAGGGTCAGGAGGAAGGACAGTTTGACAACGTGTTTTCGCGTGATAGCGGAGGAGCTGGTTGGGTTTTTCGCGGGCCGCACAACAGCCGGTTGAATTCCTACATCGGCGCATTCAACGACGGTTACGGATTCAAAAGTGAGTCGGGATCGAACTACGACGGCGGGTTCGACTGGATCGGCTCGATTCACACCTATGCTAACGGTCGCGGCACTACGCCCGCCGCTGATACCGGGATCAGCCTGGGCGAGATTGCGCGCATCGGCGCGATGATCACGGATGGCGACAACGCGGTATTGGTCGGCTCGAATATCCAGATCGGCAGTTACCGGGGCTACAACCTCGGCGGCGAGATGGACGGCCTGACCATCAGCGGCAATGCCAACTTGATCAGCAACATCAACGCGGTGGTTTGGGCTAGCTCGGTCGGTCGCACCGCTATCAAAGTCACCGGGTCACGCAATAAGATCGGCGAGATTGATCTGGTGACGAACAATCCCGACAACCACGCAATCTCTGTCACCGGCAACAGCAACCAGATTGCCGGTGGGTACGTTCAAGGGTTCTCTAGCGCTGGCCGGGTTGGTCTTGCACTGGCGGGCACGAAAAATAAGGTCGACCTGGAGATTACTGGCTGCGCCACGGCCTTCAACTACACGGCCGGCAACAACAACCGGGTCACCCTGGAGATCAACACGTCTGCTGGCCAAGTGGCTGTGGCGGGCTCCGCACCTGGTTCATCGGATCGCTTCAACATCCGCTCGGGCGGCGACACGGTCGGCGGCTGTAAGACGAACTTCCAGACCGGCTTGCTAGCCATGGATATTTCGACCTATACCATCGTCACCGTGGCCCATGGGCTTCTGTACACGCCAGCACCCAACGCCGTGCGTATTGACTGGCTGGTCAGTTCTCCAGATTCTTCGGTATGGGACGAGGCGCTTTTGCGCGTGGTGTCAACGACTTCGACCGATGTTGTCCTGGGTTACAAGCTGGCCTCTGCCGCGCCTGCCGGTACGCAGGCCAGAATCGGTATATCGATTAACCTCACCTGACAAACAAATAAGCCCGCGCATTGCGCGGGCTATCGTTTCTCAACTAAGCCACCGATACGACTTTTGGGCTACCAACTTTAAAAAGCTTATTCAGTGGCACCTCAAGCCATGCGTAACATATATACCCCGAGACAAGAGCCGCCGAGATCAGAATGAGCGACGAGATCATAACGTTCGACTGAAGATGTAAGGCCTTTATAACAACTGCGGAAAGTGACAGTGCAAAGGGGTGGAATAAATAAAGCGAGTAGGAAGAGTCTCCAAGCACTTTAAATGACCACAGTATTTTTTTGTGGCTGGCCTTTTTTAGGTCCGACTCAAAACCGACAAAGCCAATGAATATGCAAAGCATTGGAAGGCCAAAGCAGAGCGCTCGGTATGGCGTTTTCCCATACTCAGAAAATGCACACAGCGCAATCATCCCCAAAATAATTAAGCCAGCATTTATCAACTTGTGGCCTGAATATTTCTGCAGGTAAAGGTAGGCCGCCATACCCATGGCGAACTCCAAGAGTAGCGAGCTGGTTAGAAAACCTAATGCGGCGCCGCTCGGCTCAAGCAGGAGGCCTGCACAAACAAGCGAACAGAGTACGATTATTGTATTTCGTATTTTGTTATCAGCATTAATGGAAATAGAGGCCGCGAAAAGTATATAGAATAAAAACTCAAAGCTTAATGTCCATCCATTCTGTATTAGTAGTTTTTCACCAATCGGGAACAGGGTGAAGGAATGCAGAACGGTGGTGGTTCCGCCACTGCTATTCACCAGTTCAGGCCGCATGATGAATATGGCGAGTGCTACAAGACTCAAAAACCAATACAAAGGGATGATTCGTTTAACTCGCGCCAACATAAAAGATGTCGGTGAGATTGCTTTCTTCTCTGTTGCTTTACACATGATAAAGCCTGAAATTATAAAGAACAGATCAACTCCAGCTGGACCAATAGAAAACCACTCTCCCTTGTATCCTGATAGCTGACTAGTCTTTGTAAAAACGTGAGATATCACAACTAGCAGTGCGGCAAATCCGCGTAGGTATTGCACTGAGTAAACCATTAACGCTCCTTATTAAGCTTCCAGCTTTGTGGTCGGTCCGATTGAAAAAACAATTGAATATACAGGAGAAAAGGAATGCCTATCACCCAGCAGCAACTCCTGCAGATCCTTCCGAAGTCCGGCAAGCAGGCCGGCGTGTTCGCCTCGGCGCTAACCCTGGCCATGGATCGCTTCCAGATCAATACGCGCCTGCGCATGGCTGCCTTCATTGCCCAGGTCGGTCATGAGTCCGGCCAGTTCCGCTACGTGCGCGAGCTGGGCGGCGACCAGTACCTGAGCAAGTACGACACCGGCACGCTGGCCGCTCGCCTGGGCAATACGCCCGAGGCTGACGGCGATGGGCAGCTCTACCGTGGCCGTGGGCTTTTGCAGATCACCGGGCACGACAACTACCTCGCGTGCAGCAAAGCGCTGTTCGGCGATGATCGATTGCTTCGCACGCCTGAGTTGCTCGAGCAGGCCGAATGGGCGTGCAAGTCGGCAGCCTGGTTCTGGAATTCCCGCAACCTGAACGCGCTGGCTGATAAGGGTGACTTCCAAGGGATTACCCGTCGTATCAATGGCGGACTGAACGGCCTGGCAGAGCGCTTGGAGTTCTACGAGCGCGCCAAGAAGGCTCTTGCGTAACAGGAGATTGGTCGGTCATGGCGTCAGGTCCAGCGCAGACGACCCGGCATAGGCGATGACGGCTGATCGATCTGACCTGTTCCCCCATGTGAATTGGAGAGGTCGCCAGAGCCTGTCCGGCTTTACATTGTCTACCTTCATCTTGAAGTTGACGTCCCAAGTATTAACCGTTCCATCCTCGTTCAGAGATTCAACAACAAGCGCCGTGACGTCCGGTCCGGGCGAGCTAAATCTGAATAGGTACGCAACCCCGGTCTTTATTTTGAACCCCTGCTGATCTATGTAATCGCTCATCCCTGCCGCCTCATCAGTTATTGGTTGTCGCATCCGGGGGATTTAAACCCCCGGTCGGTCGTTGTATTCCGTGGCCTGTAGCGGTGTGGTAGCTGAAAAGCTGCTGAAACCGCATTTAGGCGTGACTGATAGTCCCTTGCGAGTCACCTTTTTTTCCGATGCTCAGTGTGTCGCATCATCGGCGGCAAGATCCCGCTGGATTTCAGCTTTTCGCCGCTCATACCAGTGACTCCAAGTGCGAACCTCTCCGCGCTTGCGGATAGTCACGCCTCGCTGCTTCAGTGTCCTTGCGCGCGCTGCGCTCACAGGGCGATCACTGAAGGACGGATCGGCGTATTGCTTGTCGAGCCACTCTATCGAATGCTGCTTGTCATATTTTCGGTAGTTCCGGCTCGGCTTACTGGTCGACAGCCAAGCCTCAAGCTTCGACTTTGAAATCTGGCCACCAAAGAAGCAGTAGCAGGAATGAAGCTTCTCAATCGTGCATACGCCAACCTGAACAACGGGCTCTGGACGGCTGGGGTCGAATTCGTCCCACACCTGACCATCACACTCAAGTGATCCGCCATCATCCAGCGCGATGGTGAATTTACGTCCTGCGAACGCGTCAGTGGTGCCCGGTCGCTCCACCATGAAGGAATAGAAGCCGCTGTCATTCGCCATCAGTCGACGCTGCTTGCGGTAGCCGTGCCAAGTTTCCTCTTCGCCGCGCCGGTAGATAAATTCAGGCATGCGGTCAACGACAACGGAATACTGGGTGTGCTTGCCGTAGAGGCTTGTGGTGACGATTACGTCGATTATCTGGATTTCTGCCTTGTCGATGTTCATTGCGCCCGCTCCTTGCTGTTCTCCACTGCCCCGCGATAAATCGCCCACTTGTCCCAGTGAATGCACGACTCATCGTCGCTCGCTTCGTGGTGCCACATGAAGTGGCCGCTGTCGAGCTGGATCAGGGCGTAGCCTTCGGGCATCTTGGCGAAACCCAGGCGGTTGGTGTGGTCGATTGCTCCGGTGTCCTGGTAGTAGTAGCTCATGTCTCGCCCTCAGTATGGGATGCACTTTTCGCAGGCGGCAGTCCAGCCGGGAGTTCCGCAGCCTGAGCACGGCTCAAGCTCGGGGCAGCCTCGTTCTTCTGGTCGAGACCAAAGGTCTTCCGGATCTGCTTTGGCAGCCAACCCCTCGACAGCCTTGCTGTAAATGAACTTGATCAGATCCCATGGAATCATGTGTTTCTGTTCGTACTCGCCTTCACCGTCGCAGATTTCGCAATACTCGTCCGGCTCATCCAGATCGACGCACTCGGGACAGTCGTTGGTTACGCGAACATTGAACTCGCCGAGCAGAAGCGCTTTCGCCCCATTCTCAGCAGTCAGCCTTCTCGGCATGACGCAGTAGCCGTCGGGTATCGTGGTGATGCTGTGCGACTCCCGAAGCTCAGCCCGCAGCGAGGCGATGAGGTTCTTCTGCTGCTCGACGACTGTGTTCAGGCGGTCGACCTCGCCGGCATCGGATCGGGTGAAGAGTGCGCGCGTTTCGTATCCTGGCCATTCACCAGGATTCGCGATAACCATCAGGTGATGCTCATAACTGCATGGCTGCCAGTCTTTTTGCGACGTGAAGCGTGACTGCCCGGCCACCGGCTGCGCATCAGCTTTCGGTGTGGCAACTAGCGCGGACTCTTGCCCAAGCTGGAAGTAGTACCAAGCTGACGACTTCCGGTCTGCCATGCTCCGGTTCTTGGCCAGCTCGCAGCCATAAGTGTTCAGTTCAGGGATGAAGTACAGGCCCTGCTCGTCATTTGTCTGGCCCCATCGGGCCTCAAACTGGTCTCGCATCTCTTCCTTGCTCATCATTCGCCTTTCCTCTTTCCTTTGTGGCCGCAGATAACTCCGAAGGCATAAGGTGCAAACGGCATTGGCTTGCGAGCCATCTCAAAACAATTCCAGATACAGGCCAACAGTAGCGCCCATGGCGTGAACTTCCAGAATGACAACACTGGCCACATGAAGCGCTTTGGCTTGCTCATGAGTTGATAGCTCGACTCGCCAGCGCTTCAAGCTCCGAGGCCTGACGAGAAAAATCGTCGTAATCCCACTTCGGATGTTCGTTGCGCGCTTCGCATCCGGCGTTGTCTGCCTGCATGCCGAGCACGTATGCGTTATTAGCCAAGATCAGGGCCATAATTTGAAGCTGCTCATTGCTCATCACTCACCCCTTCGTTTATTTGTCGCCGGACTGCCCGGCCTCATTTGCCAGCGCCTCAAGCGCGAACTGCACGGTGTACGGTGCTTTGCGGTACGTTTCGTGGTCGGTGGCCACTAGGTAGTAGCGCAGCGCCCGGTCACTCATGCCGAGTGCGGCGGCAGCCTTTCGCTGGCTGATGCCGGCCTTCTCCAGCAGCCCGCGCAGATATGCCGGGTCTGGGTTGTACAGTGAGGCATCAGGCTTCATTTGATTTGGCTTCATCTTCAATCGCCGCGTCGATAGCTGCATCGTCCAGATGCTCGAACCATGCCGCCGCATTGAATTCGTGAACGTGGTGATAGCTGCCGGTGTCGTAGTTGTTGGCTCGAAGCCAGCGATGGCGCTCGGCATCCTTCCTGTCCCGATCCATGATCTTGTCGGCCTGGCGCATGTCACCCTGCGAGCATTCAAGTAGAGCGGAAAGGCGTTTGTTATCGATCCTGAGCTGTTCGCGCTCAGCCATTGCGACTTTGACGAAATCAATAGCCTGCTGAAGTGGCGCATCCTCGGTCATATCTGCATGGGTTAGGGCTATCGCGGACAGCTCGCCAGCGATTCGAACGAAAGCCTTTTGCCATTGGCCTGCATCCGCCATCGCAGCCTCGCGGGAAGCCTGCCATGCCCACCAACCAGTCTTGACCCAGTCGCAATCATAGGAGCCATCAGGTCGAAGCTTGAGGACTTCCTCTCGCTCTTCCTCGAAGCTGTTGATCGCAATGTAGGCCGCCTCGAACTCTTCGCGAATCTTGTTGATATCCATCCCGTCCCACTCCGATATTCGCCTCGCCCGATTGGCTGGCATGGGCCTTACTATAGGAACACTGTTCCTACCTTGCAAGAGCCTGAGCAGGATATTTTTCAGCGCTGCCAAACATCGCCGCCGCTTTATCTCCAGACGAGTCGCCATCGGTTGGAATCCAGCGCCCGTATACCCGGGCAATCATCAACCACGACGCATGCCCCATCTGCTTCGCCACCCACATCGGATGCTCGCCCGCGCTCAGCATCATCGAGGCGTAGGTGTGCCGGGTCTGGTACGGGTTCCGGTAGCGCACGCCGGCCCGGCGGATGGTCGGCGTCCAGAGTGACTTGCGCAGCTCCTGGTCACCGTTGAATGCCCGGTTGTGCCTCGGGTCGTGGAAAACGGCCTTCCCTTCTATATAGGTGTGCTCGCGCTGGGACTTCAGTGCCTCGAACGACATCGGCAGCAGACGCACGCTACGCACCCCGGCCGCTGTCTTCGGCGTCTCTGCCTCACTGGCCGCCGCCGTCAGCCCTCGCGACACCCTCACTTCCCCGCGATGCCAGTCGATGTCGCCCCACTCCAGCGCCACAAGCTCCGACGTGCGCAGCCCGGTCCAGAAGGCGAACTGCAACAGGTTCCGATACTGCCCGGTCGCTGCCGCCAGAATGGCCCGCTGTTCGTCCGGACTGAACGGGTCGATCTCGTCCTCGGTGCGCGGCTTGCCCTTCACTGAATACGTCCAGCCGGCCAGTGGGTTCGACTCGATCAGCTCGTCGTCCACGGCATCGCTCAGGGCCGATCTCAGGCATGACTGAGCGTTGGCCAGCCGCTTGTTCGTCGCCGACATCCTGGCCATGGCCGCCTTGACCTCTTTGCGCGTGACCGAGGCCAGCGCCAGGCTGCCCAGCGTCGGGACCAGAACACCGGCAACGATCTTGCGGTAACCGTCCAGCGTGGACGCCTTCAGGATGCCGGCCTTGCGCTCAAGCCATTCGTCCAGGTACTGGCCCAGCGGCACCTGTCCCGACTGGCCGACAGCCGACGCCGCCCGCTTCGACCGTGGAAACGCCTCGGCATAGTCGAATTCCCCCCGGTGAATCGCCAGATCAATCGAGGCCTTCTGCTGCTGCGCCCGCTTCAGGTTGGCCGGAGTAGGCTCCAACGGCAGGCGCTCCCGGCACTGCTTGCCGTCGACCATAAAGCTGATCTCGATACTGCTTTTCGATGCCGCACGCACCCCGCGCTTCGCAGCCATACGCCACCCCTGACGATTCGTTTAGTTGGCCGAC